GAGGGGCGGGTTGATGTCGCCGGCCACGACCTCGCAGCTGCCGCCCTTGTAGTGGACGCAGATGCCACAGTGCTTGATCGGGTTGCCGTGGCGATAGCTCGCCTGCTCCTGGCTCTGCTGGCCGCCGCCCATGGGAGGAGGCGCGCCGCCGGGGTCAATCATGGTCATGGGTGCCTCCAATCATGGACATCGCGGATAGCCCATCCGCCACAACGCGGGAGCGTCGAGTATCCACCAATCCTCGACCGTGAGCTTGGTCGGCCCGCCGCGGTCGTCAATCCAATGCCGGATCGGCTCCGGGTAGCTGATGTACATCAGTACGCTTTCGGTCAGGCTTGCTTTCGGGCTGTTGGTGGGGGTCTTGTTCCAAGCGGAATGGAACGCCAGGAAGGCACCGGGCGCGAAGCACAAGCGCTCCTTGGGCACATAGGCGGTGACCAGAGTGCAGGCCGACAGGCAGCGCCCGCGCACCTCCACCTTGGTGGCGTCCCGGTAGCCCGCGAAGCGGATGCGGTGATCCTCGATGCGGCCGCCGTTCTCGTCCCGCAGCACCACCAGCGGCGGCACGGCCGCCGGCTTGATAACGGCGTGCTGTGGCAGCGGCGCCACCGCGATGGGTCGCCGATCGGGCGGCAGGTAGCCGTCCTGGGTGGGGAAGTAGCCTCCCGGCGGTGGCTGCAGGGCCGGCAGCGGGTGGGTGCTGTAGTCCTGCGCCTTGACCGCGAGCGCAATCAGCAGCGTGCCGCCGAATAGGATGCCGGCCAACAGGGCGAGGCCGGCGAGCATCTGCAGCGTCTCGACAAAGGCCTCCATACCAGCCTGAAGTTGTCTTTCAAATTCGCTCATGATTTGTCCTCCTGACAGGGAGGACTATACACCACACAATGTGGCCTTGACAAGACACCACGCGATGTGGTTATGATGCTCCGGTCAGAAACAGGAGCAATGGAAATGACGACCTACTACAAAGCGATCTTCTCGGACGGCTCGGTTCACCTGCGTTCCACCGATGCCGGCCGCACATACACCCACGCGCACAGCTGCAGCTGGAACAGCAGCAAGAAGAGCTGGGCCAGCTCCCAGGCACTCGCCATCAAGGCTGGCAAGGGCTCCGAGGTCGTGCCCGCGATCGAGATCACCAGCGCCGAGTATCGCGCCCTCAAGAAAGGGGGTGCGTGATGCAACGCAGGGCCCTCAAGCTCACCTATCCCCACTTCCACATCAAACACGATGGGGGGCGCAAGCACCTGTATCGCGTCGTGCAGGTACAAAACTCGATCGACTACGAACCCGGCCAACTGCTGACCAAGGAGGACGTCGCAGCGCTTTGCGAGAAGGTCAGCTGGACGATCACTATCCTGGCGCCGCCGGTAACGCCATGAAGCGCCGCAAGCGCATCACCGCGAAGCCGGGCCCCGACATGCGTGTCGAGGCTCGGCAGTCGCGGCTCGCGACCAACGCCGAGGCGATCGAGCGCTGGCAACGCCGGCTGTTTCGGGCCGCCTCCGAGCTGCAGAAGCTCGTTGCGCAGCGCAAGCGGCTGCTCAACCCGCCCGATCGCAAGCTCAAGTATCTGGGCCAGGAGCCGATCGGCTTCGGCGGCGGCGCCGTCGAGGCCGGCATGGATGACGACCTGCCGATGTAGGTTAATTAAGCTCCATCCACAGGTCGTGGTTGACGGGTGGATGGAACCGGCCTAGACCGGCCTTGTTGACGATCGATCGGTCCCGGCGCGTCTCGCCAATTGGTGTCCACCTTCGGGCGAGTGACCGGGCCGTCCAGCCGGGGGGTGACCGGCAAGGGCCGTGCGAACCGGCCCGCTACCTTTCCCGCTTCCAGCGCGAAACGCAAGAGCGCCCACCGGGCATCGGGCACCGGTGGGCGCCTCGCATGCTGGGCGAGGAGGACAATCCCATAACCCAGCCGCGGACCGATCCCCTCCTCGCGGCGTTGTGCTATCGATCGCAGTCCGCGATTGGAAAGGAAACACCCATGCACACCTACACGAAGGCCAAAGACGGCACCGGCTGGCAGGCAGGCTACGCTACCACTGGGCCAACGGCCGAGCACACCGTGGCCCCGATGGGCCCGGTGTTCGAGAAGGAGGAGGAGGCCGCGAGCTTCGCCTCGTACCTCAACGGCGGCCGCTGGTCGCCCGGCGAGCTGGCCGGCGTGCTGCCGGCGCCCGAGGAGAACCCCGAGGCTGCGGCCGAGAAGGCCCGCACCGAGCGCCGCGCCACCGAGAAGGCCGCGAACCGCCCCGCAGGCATGGACTACCCGCCAGAGGACACCCGCAAGCCCGCAGGGCCACCGCGGCCACCGGGAGCCCCGGCTCGGCCTTCGCCGCCGGCCCGGTGATCGTGTACCGGCGGCCGGGGTCTGACGCCGCCGCCGGTCACTCGCCTGGATGGACGCGGTTGCTAGAGGGCCGCTCCCCCGAGGCAAGACTGATGGCGACATCCTCGGCCTCGCCGCGCGTGCCCTGCGGCGTCTCGGTGCCGTCGGGCAGGATCAGCGACCACCACGGCCCGCCATGATGCTTGAGCAGGTAGTGGGTGAAATGGCCGTCGCGATACAGGCAATTGCCGTAGAACCAGAACGAGCCCGGCTCGGACTTGCGCCCGGAGCGCAGCCTGGGCCTGTTGGACGGCTCAAGTCGCCTGGGTGAGTTTTTCACTGGACCCTCACTCACCCTCGGGGTCGTCGTTTAAACGAACAGGCAAACCTGCAGACCGTCTTTCCTGCTCTGTTAAAAGGGCGTGGTAGGGCGTGCCCTGGTTGTTGTGTTTCACCCGCCGGAGGGCGAAGGCCTGGGCGGTGCCGCGCAGGCACACGACATCGCCGCGCATGAACTCCAGCACGTCGTCAGCGTCGACCAGATCGCCGCTGATCAGCCAGCGCGCAAGCTCGCAGGCGTCCTCAGGGATCGGTAGCCGAACGGTTTTTGGAAGATGCATTTAAGAAATGACCTTTTCGCTGATTTGTCAATCCGAGCTGGTAGGCGAGTGCGTCAAGCCCTGTGCACAGCTGCGCAAAGCGCTCGGGCGGGCAAACCATGTCGTAGCAGGCCACCTGGGTGACCAGCACGGCGCAGCCCTCCAGGGCGAGCCGGTCCCAGCAATGCCGCCAGGAGCGGCTGGCGAGGGCACAGGCGCAGTTTCGTCGCTGCCGGGTAGTCGGACAGCCATCGCACCCTGAAACGCGCCCAGTGGCCTTCCCTGGCCACGCTGGCCCCCCCAGGGTGGCGACGTAGGACCGCCAGAGCCCGGCGTAGCGCTCGGCCGCCAGCAGCTGCACCTCGGTGAGCGCCTCCCGCAGGTACATCCGCCCGAGCGCGCTCTCGGCACGCTGGTCGAGCACCTTGTCGCCGAGGCCCTTGCGGTGCGGCTGCTGCCGCGCGGTGGTGAGCGGGTTCTCATGCGGGGTCTTCAGCTTGCCGCTGCGGTAGCGCTGGCCGTTCTTCCGCGGCCGCCCGCGGCGACGTTTGACCACTGCCGGTGTCCACCCTGCGCATTGCGTCGATCTGCTGAAAGATGCCCAAGAACATACCCGCAACGGCCTTCGGGAAAAATAATTTAATGTTGCTGTGGGGTTCAAACATCTGCGGGCCAACCTGTCAGGGTCATCGGTAGCCGCTCACGGGGAGGGTGCTGAAGGGCTGGAGCTTATCGCGGGGGACGAACCAGCAGGGCGGCCGGCCCTCCTCGCCTGGGTGCTCGTACTCCGCGCACATGCCGTCGGCGCCCCACAGCCAGCCGATGATGCCGAAGTGGGGCATGTACGACAGCACGCTGATGTAGACCCGGTTGGGCTTGTCGGTCGGGCGCAGCACGGTGTCCTCGTACTTGCGCGAGGAGTTGCAGCGGACCTGATAGCAGCTGACGTCGCTGGGGGCGCCGGGCTCGCCCACGGTGCCCGACCAGAACACGCCCAGGTGCTTGGCGACGGCCAGCTCGGCCTGGGCGCCCTCGATCTCGCCGGTCCATGCGTTGTGCTCGGGGCGCCGGCTGGCATTGCCCATGGCGGTCTTGCGGCGGTGGACGAGGCGCATGGTGCCGACCTTGGCGCCAAGCTCGATCTCGGGCCACGTCAGGGTGATGCGGATCGGGGGCTCGGTCATGGTCAGATGCCCTTGCGCTTGCCGTTGATGGCTTCGGAGATGCGGCCGATGTTGTGGCCGAGGCGCTTGGCGATGGTGTCGACCGACATGCCCTGGCGGCGAAGCAGCTTGGCGCGTTTCACCTCGGGGCGGGTCATGGGGGTATGGGTGGCGGGCACCCGGTAGGCTGGGGTGTCGCGGATCATGAGGTTGAGAGCGGCGCCGATGGCGGCCTTGCAGCCGGCGAGGGTGGTGCATTCCAGGGCGTCGTAGAGCTTGGCGCGGGCGAGGGGGATGTCACTCATGGCTGGTCGATCGGCTTGGGCTGCTCGCGGCCGTAGATGGCCTGCAGCTGCTCGGGGGTAAACGGGGTCCACTTGGCCGGCGCCCTCAGCCCCTGCAGCCATGCGAGCGGCACCCAGACGCCGGTGCGGGTCTTGTCCTCCAGGCTGACGCCGGGGCGCCCGCCGCGGGCGACCATGTCGCGATACTGCGGGGCGAACGTCGGCACGAAGACGTTGTAGGGCGCCCCCCGCCCCTCTGAGAAGGCTTCAGCAAGCTCGCGCTGGATGCGCTCGGCCACAGCCCGGCGATGCTCCAGGCTTTCGTGCTTGCCCTGCCGCTCGTAGTCGTCGCGCTCGCGCAGCTGCGCCTGGATGCTCGCCGATCGGCGGATCGGGCGCGCGTCCTCCTCGACCAGCCGCTCGGCCTCGTCGCGCACCTCGGACACCGTCGGCAGGAACTTGGATTTGCCGGCGAGCCCATTCTTGGGATCAGTCATCCGCGCGCCCACACTTTCCGGGTAGCGCGAAAGCAGGTGAGCGATCGCGGTGACGTAGATGTCAGGGTCGTTCGCCTGATCGGCCCGATACGACCCGAAGATTAGGCTCGCGTGGTAGGTCGCCAGCTTCATCCGGTCCTTCGAGCTTTGCGAAAAGCCGATCGATCGCCCCCCGGATACTGCGGGGGTCTTCTTTGGGGTCTGGTCGTCGTCCTTGTCGGCCATCCTGTCCTCCTCGTTTGGGCAAAGGCTCGTCGTCGTGGCAGCCAGCGTTGAGCCATGTCGCCGGGTGCTTGGTGAAGCTGGGCTCGCGGTTGGGGTCGTCGCGGTAGCGCTCCGCGCCTTCCAGCAAGGCGTCGTTGGTCACGCCGCGGGAGATCGCGCGCTGCCAAGCCTTGTAGGCGGCGCCCTTGCCCTCCTTGCGGGGGTAGGCGGCGTAGAACTTCAGGAACTCAGGATGGTACTTTTCGGATGCCGGGGTCGCTGGTGCCACAAGCTCCACCTGTTCTTCCTGAGAGATCTTAAGAGGTCTATCGAGGAAGGAAGTAAGTATACCCCCCTGTTCTGAACCGTTCGCATGTGTTCGCGAACGTTCGCGAACAGACCGCATTCGTTCACGGGCGGCGGCCCTGATCCGCTCGGTCACCTCGGCGTCGGCGATGAGCTTCGCGACCGCGAGGATCACCTCGCCCGAGACGCCCTTAGCAACTAATTCATCGATGATATTCATGGGCCTGGGTGTCCTGCAGGCTGGAGGGATGCCGGTTAGCCCTGGGAGTGGACACTGCCTGATGGAGAGCAACGGTCGGCCGACCGCGGTCCCGGCCTCACGATGCTGCGCCGAGTCGCGGGGCAGCGCAAGACAAAACCACCTTGTGTTGTTGATAGTTTAGGCTACCAGATGTGGTGATTGCACCGCATGCAATCAGTGCAATCACGCGGCGCGCAGCAGGAACGGTGGGATGTCGCTGTAGTCGAGGTTGGGGAGCGCGTTCCACTGCGCGCGCAGGGCCGCCGTTTCGAGGTGGCCGAGCAGCGGGTTGCCGGCCTGATGGTAGGCCTCCGGGCCGGCCGAGGCCTGGATGCGGTCATCGACCCGCTTGGCGAATGCCGGCAGCTCCTCGCCGCGGCGGCGCTGGGCGCCGTGGTTCATGGCGACGTTGGTGCTGTCGCTGCTGTCAAACGGGTACAGGTGGGCCTGGGCCTGGGCGCGCATCATGTGCAGCCGCGGGCGAACGTAGGCGCCGTCCGATCCGGCTTCCCAGGCGTCGATCGCGGCGAAGGCCTCGGCGATGCGCTCGTGCCACTTCGGCGAGGTCGGCGAGGCGTAGGCGCCGCTCGACCCGATGCCGACATAGCTGAAGCCCTCGCATAGGTGGAGCAGGTACTCGATCGGCTCGTGCATGTGCCAGATCGGCATCACGCGGTCGCAGTCGAACATGGCCATCGTCTCGGACACCAGCTGCGCGTTCTGCTCGTGGGTGCCGTCGATGACGTCGGGCAGCACGATGACAGCCTGCGGGCAGCGCTCGGCGATGTCGTTCGCCCAGTCGGCGAAGCCCTCCAGATAGCTCTCGTCGTTCATGGTATCGACGCCGGACTTCCAGGCGCTATAGGCACCGTTATCGACCAGCAGGATGCCGTCCTCGCCCACCAGATCGATCGCCTGCGCCAGCTGCTTGCCGAGCTTCTTGCGGGTGGCGTAGGACACGCAGAACGAGGCGCCGCGGAGCGCCTCAAGGAGGGGGCGAGGGTTGAGGGGGAGGCCGTAAACGGTGAGCTTTTGCATGGCGTGGTGTTCCCTGGTTGACACCCAGAGAACACCACACCGTGTGGTGGATGTCAAGGCCTCAGAGCAGCCGCTCGGACTGCTCGGCCTCGGTGAAATAGGCGAGGATCGCCTCCATCATCAGCAGCTCGCGATCGGCCTGCTGCTGGGTCATGCGGCCGCGCTCGATCCGACCGGGGTACACCTGCTTTCGCAGGCGCAACTCCCGCTCGGCACATTTGCGCAACTCGGTGTTGGTGAACTCGCGCTCGGGCATCTTGAACACCGGCCCAGGCCGGCCTCCCATGCGGGCTGGCGCGGGCCCGTGTTTCAGATCGAGATTGGCCAGCCAGTCGTCATAGCTTGCCAAGGATGCGCTCCAGATCGGCAAGCTCGCGGCGCTTGCGCTCGACCAGCTGGCCGACGTAGCGGCGCGTGTTTTCCGCCATCGCCTTGGCGAACTGTTGCAGCGCGGCCTTGTCGTCGTGACCGACGGCGCCAAGCTCGGAGCCGACGTCGGCAAGCAGCGCCGCAGCGTTGTCGATCCGAGCCATGAAGTCGATCGCGGGGTCGACCGGCACCTGATGCGCCAGCGCCGGCTGGCCCTTGATGCCGGCCTGCTGGTCGCGGGCCCGGCGCTGGGCCTCGGCCTCGAACGCCACCTTGCGCTCGTATTCGCCGCGGGTGGGCGCGGGCGGCGGTGGCGGATGGCGCCCGAACGGCTCGACGTTGGGTGCGCCCATCGGCTCGGGGGCACCGTTACCCTGTTGAGGCATGCTGCAGCTCCTGCTTTGTGCGCCGATGGCGCTTGGGTTTGGTAATGATCAGCGCGCGCTGGCCGAACATGCCGGGCGGCGCGGTGATGCCGCGGGCGGTGAGCAGCGGCGCCAGCGGGGCGTAGACGTCGGGCGGAAAGCCGCGGGCGCACCAATTGCTGATGACCCGCTGGTCGAGCCCGAGCATCTTCCCGACCAGCGTGGGGCCGCCGAGAGCGTGGACCGCCATGTGGGCGTATTCTGCTTTGGTCTGCATGGTTGTTCCTATTCGCCACATTCTGTTGACTTACCACATAGCGTGGTCTAATTTCAAGGGGTCAGATCAATCAGGGAACATCATATCATGACCCCACAACAGCACGTTACTCGCGTCCGGCAAATCGCGTTGCAGCTGCGTCGCGCCGACTACGGCCTCGGCATGCCGCGGGACTACCAGCTGGTCCTGGCGCTGCGCAGCCACCTCGAACAGGCAGGTGGCGAGGCAGTGGCCGCCATCCACGACGCCTTCGTGCATGGCCAGATGAAGCGCCACGAAGCGATCGAAGCACTCTTGGACATTGGCGAGGACGAAGCCGAGCGCGTGGTCGATGAGTGGGCCGACCTCGCCGAGCAGACCGACCCCGAGAACATCTATGGCTCCGCATCGATGCGGCAGTCGATTGAGGAGGACAGGAAATGAGTGACTTAACGCAATCATCCGGCACGCTCGACCCCACCGCCCAAGCGATGCAGATGCCCCAGCCGATCGGCCTGATGCAGGTGAGCCCGGCGACCCCGATGGAGATGCTCAACCGCGCCCTGATGTCGGGCGCCGCGCCGGAGACGCTGGAGAAGATGCTCGCCCTGCAGGAGCGCTGGGAGAAGAACGAGGCCCGCAAAGCCTTCGACAAGGCGATCGCCAAGGCCAAGGCCAACATGCCGGTGATCCGCAAGAACCGCGAGGTGAACTACGTCACCGACAAGGGCCGCACCAACTACAAGTTCGAGGACATGGCCGAGATCGAGCGCACGATCGTCCCGATCCTGTCCGAGCACGGGCTGTCGTATCGCTTCCGCACCACCGTCACCGAGAAGATGATCGTGGTGACCTGCATCATCTCGCACGAAGCCGGCCACAGCGAGGAGAACAGCCTACCGGGGCCGGCCGATACGTCCGGCTCCAAGAACGCCATCCAGGCGATCGGCAGCACGGTGACCTACCTGCAGCGCTACACCCTGAAGGCCGCGCTCGGGCTGTCCGCCAGCGTCGATGACGACGGCGCCGCGGCCACCGCCAACGGCAGCGGAGAGGCCGTAGCCACCATCAGCGATGCCGAGGTGGAAGAGCTGAAGATGCTGATCGAGGATGCTGGCGGTGGGATCGAGGAGACAGGCAAGCTGTGCCTCGTCCTGGGCATCGCCGGCCTCAACGAGCTGCCGTCGCGCAAACTGCCGGCCGCCAAGAAGGAGATCGCAGACTTCAAGAAATGGAAGGCAGCACAATGACGCCGGAGCATGCCCAGGCGCGCGTTGGCAAGGTCACCGCCTCGCGCGTCCACGACATCATCGCCACCACCAAGAGCGGAGGCTTCAGCGCCGGCCGCAAGAATTATCTCGCCGAGCTGGTGGCCGAGCGACTGACCGGCGCGCCGGCGCCAAGCTATCAGAGTGCCGCCATGGCCTACGGCATCGAGTGCGAGGCCGAGGCCCGCGTCGCCTATGTCAGGCAGTCCAGCAGCATGATCGAGGTTGTGAAGGTCGAGGAGGTGGGGTTCGTGCCCCACCCGACCATCAAGGATGCCGGCTGCTCGCCCGACGGGATGGTCGGCAAGGATGGCCTGATCGAGATCAAATGCCCCAACACCGCGACCCACATCGACACCTTGCTGCGCGGCGTGATCCCGGTCGAGTACATCAGCCAGATGCAGTGGCAGATGGCCTGCACCGGCCGCGCGTGGTGCGACTATGTCTCCTACGATCGGCGCCTGCCCGAGCACATGCGCCTGTGGGTCCGCCGCGTCCCGGTCGATCCGCT